TCCCATAGCACATTGAGTTGAATCTGCATTTGTTATCTCCAATTTTAGATTAAATGAAAGTTTCACGTCTTGTTCCCAACCTTCTTTTGTCCATATCATGGCCGTTAAGTAAACATGAGGAGTGTACCATGAATAGTCATTATCTTGTGCGCTTTGTGCGTTAGGAAACTCTTCGGTTAAGATTTGGTCTAAAGTCCAATTTTCATCGCCAGCAAGATTGTTGTTAATGTCTATTCTCTTGTAAAGGACGGTATTGTCACCAGCAAATGGCCCCATAGCCCCCACTGCAAGCCCTGTTAAGTTCGCTTGTGCAGGAGTGGCACCCCATGCTTCATCAGATGGTACGATCGGATAAGGAGTAACGTAGACGCAGCGCATAGAAAGTTGATTATCTCCGCCCCTTCTAATATCTGCAATTACTGTACCATTATCGTCAAAACACTGCACAGATTTAATTCTAAATCGCTTCCCATGGGGCATGTTAATCCTCTTCTGGACTAAAGCCATAGCAGGAGCCCCTTCTGCATTGGGTATAGCAGTACCAGATAGCACTTCACGTACAGTTAGAATAGGCATTACTTACGACTCCTTTTGTATGCTTTAGACATGGCTTTCAAATTAAGTTGGCCACGCTTTTTTCCACTTTTGAATTTGATTTGGTTCTTCTTCTGCTTCAGGTATCTTTGCCATGCAGATAATTTGCGTTTAGGGCGCATTTGCGACCCTTGAACTGCATCAACCACTGCCACACTCTCTTGATAGTCAGTAGGGAGAACAGGAGCAATTAATTCACCTTCCTTGATGAACATCTGCCATGTTGGTTCTCTTCCTGCTAGCATAGCCGAGTATTGATACGCAGGAATTGCGATCATATCACAAGGAGTAACTCGCTCACCGTCAGCAAGAACCCATCCAACGAGCCCTCCCGCCACTGCACCAGCAGGGCCGCCAACAGCGTAGCCAACAAGAGCACCTTCCGCAGCCGAGAGGTATGGCGAGTCAAGTGCTTCTGCACCGGCTTCTGCCACAGCGGCTCCGGCTCCAAGTTTGGCTTTGCTTCCATATTCTTTCACAGCCTTACGAACGCCTTTACCGACAATCTTTCCTTTAACCATTCTATCACCCGATCATATCCGTATTGTTAACATAAAGTGTCAAAGCTAGAAGTTCTGCAGTAGTTCTATGTTACATTCACAGGTCTTGAGCCTGTTGTAGCATATCGTTCATGCGCTCTTGTGTGACCTTGACTTCTTCTGCAATAATCAGAATGTCAATTTCAAGAGTTGAATCTGTGTTTGCTAGCCATCGGTCAGCAGCGACTCCAATCAATAGATCGGAAACTACAGTGTAACCTTCCGGATGCAAATCTTCTGGGCCGTACCAACGGTCAGAATATGCGTAAGACGTTGAATCAGACACAGTTCCATTTGGTGATGTGTTTGAGATGTATTCTTGCAGGCAGATTACATCTGGTGATGCAATTCCAACGTCTGCTGCATTCTCATAAGCACGTGTAGTTGCATACACTTTCAATGCTGCAACGTGGCCGCCAGCATCAGATGAAACTTCATCAGCAACCATCCAATCCCAAACGCCTGTGTTGTCTAAAACAGTCGAATTCTGCTCTCTCAATTGAAAGTAGATCGCTTTTACAGCGAGCCCCTTTTTTTGAGTTACAGAAATATAACTGCTCAAATCTATTCTTCCATAAACCGTGGTTCTATCTCCATTAGAATCAAGGTCAAATTCCATTCTATCTCGGAGAATAACATCTCCTGTGTTCTTTGCCATGGTGTATTTTTTACACTACACATTCTATAAACTAAACCCTCCCATACACTTGAACATCTACACCGTTGGTGGAGTGGTTGTGAGGCGCAGCCACACGAATCCACACCTGCGACTTCTCAAATTCCGTTAATTATTTATTAACAGCCAAAATGGGAGAGGTATGGGGAACTTCAAAACCATAATTTCGGCCAACATTTCGGTTGACGTAGCCAAGCAGTTGAAAGGAAAGACAAAAGGGACACGATCTAGAGTTGTCGAGAGGGCTTTGCGAGCATATCTTGCAGACAAGGAAGCCTTCGACATCACAGACATTCCCACACGTCAATTGTTGGCTTGTCTTAGCCACAGAGATGATTGTGATGACCTTCTGAAAGTGCTTTTGCAGAAGGAGTTGATGAAGCGTGAATAACATCGGCCCATCTGGAATCAAAGAACCATGTTTTGATGAAGATAGGTGTCTTTGCGGATGCCTTCTTGAAGAATTCGAATACGCTTGTTGGTGGTGCCATTCAAGATGGCTAGATCCAAACTTCGCTAAACACTTAGATTCACAAAAAGAAGAGTAGTCAAACTTCGACCATTACGGTCATTCTACGTTGCTCCCAATTTGTACGTTCTAAATCTTCATCGAGTCCTGTAAACATGGAGATAATAATTTCACATTTGTACCCAATTCTTTGAAAATTTCCTTGCGATCTATCGTAGATTGTTACAGGTGCTTTGACGTCATTAGACCTATTTGGAGTTCTCAATCGAACTCGACACGTAGGCCATGGAAACATTGTTTCTAGTTTCGCTCTCAAATCTTCGTACGGTATTTCTGCTCTCGGCATATTTGCATCTGGATCACTGGTAGTATGTTAACATAGACCTTCCCCAGGTTCTTCAGCTTTGACGTTCTATGTTACAGATTACCAGTGACTACGTTACGATAGTTGCAGGTATTCCAGCAGCATCATACATCACTGTATTACCATTACCAGAGAACTTCACAGGAGGCGGGTAACTTCGTATTGGCCCACTAGTTACTCCGGCTACGTCCATCAACGTGATCCAATTAGGAATGTTAGTTGAAGTATCACCGAAGGCTGCATCAAAGTTAACCATAGTTGTAGCCTCTTTGAATCGAGTTCTAAACCCTGTTATGTTATCCATCTCTTGGTAGGCATTAGATGCAAGTTTGTTGTAGTAACGTAACAAGTTGTTAGATGTGATCATAATCTCTGGACGGGAGCCTCCATACAGCCAAGATGGTTGGCTACGTCCAGCAGCAGAACCAGCAGGATCAATCGAATTTGCAGTGTCAGTTAGTAATCTACATTGAGCCTCTAACTGTTCTTTGTATAATCCCATAGCACATTGAGTTGAATCTGCATTTGTTATCTCCAATTTTAGATTAAATGAAAGTTTCACGTCTTGTTCCCAACCTTCTTT